ACGAATGCATCATCTTCTTCATTCAAAACGTTATCATCTTCTTCTTCTTCATCGGTATAAAGTCCTGCCAATGCATCAGGATCGAACGCGGTGTTTTGTGCACCTTGGGCAGCACCAGCAATACCTGCAAGACCAGAAGTATCGAACAGATTTTTCGGCGCATTTGCGCGAAGGCGTTCACCAAGACGTGCAAAGAAATCTGATTGAGTACGATTAAGATCGCCTTCGATTTCGTACGGATCAAACATTTCACCAAGACGAAGCTGACTTGCATTCGATCGTCCTGTCGAGGCAAGATCACGGAGCTGTCCACGACCGCGCTCAAGCTCTGCTAGACCTATATCCTGCAAACGCATATCAGCACCGGGACGCTGCTTTTCAAGATCCGCAATTGCAGCTTCATATCCAGAATTTGTTACAACACCACGATCAAGCAAACGTCGTGCGTAGTTATCTGCTTCTGCACGGCGTTCTTCAAGAATAGCTGCCAAGAAAGGATCATCAACATCATTCGTAATACGACGATTTGCAAAACCTTCCCGAGCAAATGAGTCAATACCGCGCAATGCTTTTGAACGTTCCGCTTCCTGAAGCTGTTCAAAGACGCTTGCGCCAAGATTGTCAAAATATGTTCCCGGAGAAGCGTCTAGTTCCGGTACACGACTTTTCGCACTATTAGCTGAAGATTGAATGCTGTTAATATACTGATCAGGATCAAGCCCTTGAGAAGCGAAGAAATTCCGTGCGCTATCAATACCAGTGCCATAAGCACTGCTTAGACGGCTTTCAAAAGCACGTTTCTGTTCTTCGGCTTGCCTTGCAGCTTCCTGTCGGGCACGTTCATTTTCAGCAGCTTGGATCTGTGCAGTTTCTGCACTTTTATCTATTGGAGCACCACCACCACCACACATATTAAAATCTCCTAGCAAATCCGACTTCAAACTTTGTGAAGCCATTAAGTTGACAAAGCTTTGTAAAAGCTTCTTGGTTATAACCTGTTGACGAACACATACGGCACTCAACAACATTACGTTGTTCAGCCCATTCGACATATGTGCGGAGAAGTCTGATCACAGCAGGGACATTCGCAAATGTCGGTGTGACGTAAAAGATCTGATCGTAAGCAATTCTTTCTGAAGAAAAGAAAGGTTCGGCTACATAAGCACACAAACCGCCTACGATGTCTTGATCGAGAAAGATTAGATTGCAAAAGAAATCTATATCGTTTACCCGATTTATAAGAGTATTATACACTTTGGAACGGTCAAAGTCAATATTCTTATAATGATTTTCATAACCTTCTTGTCCACGATCTTCTACAAGAAAGTTATGTATATGGTCTAGAATACCTTCAATATCTTCAATACGATAACGTTTAATTACAACTTTAGCCATGAATGCCTCCCTGAGAATTAGTTATGTGTTCCTAGTAATGCAAAAAGAATTATACATGCAAGTGTTATTGGAATTATATGATGAACTAATAATTTCTTAATTGCTTCTTTCATCGCACCATGCCTTTCACTATTTTGGCAAGTGTATCCCAAAAAATTGTCAAACCGGCAATGATTGCAGTAACATAAACAGCAGTATTACGCGCCATCACTGCAAGCCATTGCCATCGAGCCTCCTTTTCGAGAACTGCCCTTACTAACTGTATCTCATGTGCAGTTAATGGTTCAGAACTGAATTGATGATCGGCCATTACTTTTCCTTACAATGCTTTGTTACGTTTTAGTGCAATACTTTTCATATCGAAGTTTATGCTGTGCAAGTCCTATAGCTGTAGGTCGTGCTTTGTCAATAAGAATACGATTAATTTCTTGTGGTGCATTTGGGATATTTACAAGAATATCGCAAGGCTGTGTTGCAGACGGTACAGATGTGCAACTAGCACCCGCCAAGAATGGTACAGATACCATTATCATCAGAATTGAGAACTTGTTCATCTATAACTTTCCCATCTTTGAGAAGAACAATACGATCTTCTTTGAGTTGATTTGTTATTCTGGCACTTTCATCATTACGCCCTTTATAATACGCAGACAAAAGCAGCGCAATAACGCCAAAGACAATTATCAGACGAATAATCAACCCAATATTCATAGTGATTTACCCATTGGAGTAGTTGTAATACTGCGTAGATAAATATTTACGACAGCGACTGCGACTGAAATAAGCATACCGATCAACGCAGCGGTTTCATCTTTCAAACCAAGCATATCAAGATACTGCAAAACGATACCTGCAACAGAAACAAACACAGTTGCAATATTGAAGATAACAGTTTTCCATCCTTTAAGCATCAGAAAAAGCTCCCAAACCAATTAGAAATTTTGTCCCACCAAGTAGCAGAAGCCACAACGCCTACAGCCACAGTTGTACCCACGGCAACTTGTGTAGGAGTAACCTTTGGCTTTGCAGGTACTACTGGAATAGGTTTCTCTACAATGCTTTGTAACGATACAGGCTTTTGGATTTGATCAATATATTTTTGAACAGTTTTACGGATCAACCATCCACATTCTTCGGCTGTTTTCAAGTTTGCAAATGGAAGTACAGCAATATCCCACTTACCACGCTGTTTAATACCAAGATTTTTCTGTACTTCTGCATGTGATAGCACAGTTTTATTTGTCACAGGAATTTTGTATTTAATGCACCATTCAGCCGCACGATAACACATTGCATTGAACTGTTTTTCCGTAATAGGAAATTGTCCATAATCCGTCACGGACTTCGCACCAAACATTGCAGCAGCAGAAATAGCAGCACTACCTGTGTTACAATTCAATGTATGTGCAGCATAAGCACCTTTCTTTGGTGAGATATTTGCCTCAACAGGAAAAATACCGTCAATAATCTTACCATCACCTTCGACAACAGCATGGTAATGTTTACGCGCAAGTTCAGTTGTTTTATACTTCGTTACGGCCCAATGAAAGATAATTCGTTTGATACCTGACATATGCTTTCTCCTTATCCTTGACGTTCAATTCTAATTGCGTCTGCTAAGTCAAACAATTCTCGAAGATCAATATCCAAAGCAGCAGCAATCGTGACAACATCAACATCGTCAATGTGATATTCTGTTGCATACTCCCAAAGCTCTTGCTTTTCTTCTGATGCTTGTGCAACAGCAGCATTAACTTCGGCTAACTTTTCTGTCCGAGCAAGTGCTGCACGAAGCCATCCCGCTTTTACAACAGTAATTGCTGGTGGAGTAGGTATGAGATAATCTTCGATCTCATTACCAGTATTTTCCCATTTCGCAATGGCTTGCCGGTGAAGGTTGCCCATGTCATTCGGCACGAACATTGCAACGTCATCAATGGTAGCTGCGATAGTTGTGTGGGCAGAGTCCACCCATTGCGCATATGTGATGTTCATCAGATCATCCTCGCGTTTGCTGTCCAGTCACCGCCGATAGCAGTAGTGCTGCTGATTTGATAGAAATAAAATCCGTCCACAGTGGTTCCAAACAATGTCGATCCCGCTGTTCCGGATGTAATAGGTCCATCGCCGACTCTCGTAATGGTTGCCGCAATTCGTTTGGTGGTTTGAAAAACGACCTTGAAGTATCTGCTTGCTGCCGTCGAAGAAGTGTAGCTGGTCTCTCCAATCTCATAGTACCGCTGAGAATGCGCCAAATCCAACGCATACGGACGCCACTCAGTCTTGATTGGCTTGCTGACAGAGACTCGAATGTCCTCGATTTCGAAGATGTTACCGTTGGTTGCGAGTCCATTGGCCTGGTTGGCGGTAGCAAGAAAGTTTCCAGACGACCATGTGTCGGCAGTCGTGTGCCACGTTGAACCCATTGCCACGTTGAAAGTGACTCGCAGCCCTATTCCGTTGGTTTTCTCCCATGTACCAGATGTGTCACCCGGAACTTCTTTCTCAAAATCAACAAATGCCCCAGCCGTGCAAGCCACTTCGAAGACATAAGATCGATTGGCAGAGCCATTCCGAAGAGCGACACAATAAATTCCTGTTGTTGGTGCTTTGATTCGACCACAAACCCAAAGCGATTTAGCATTTACAGTCCCAAATTTGGCGTCCGCGAGGTCGGCACCTTCAATGGCAGTCGCGAATACCGCATACTTACTGGAGCTGATTGAAGCATCTGACCCTGTCGTAACTGTATAGCGAAGTGCATAGGGAACCCTGTCTCCTGCGACTCGCGAAGCAGTCAAAGTCGTTACATCGCTAACGTGTTGGGCAGTCCAACTCTCCACTACGTGCGCAGCGTTTACCGCAGTTCCGCCAGCATTGCCCTCGATGTCCACTTGAAATAGTGGATTGATCAGCTTGTTCTCGAAACCAAATCCTGCGCCGATGTTTGCGCGGGCTTGGCCCTGTTCTTCTGGCGTAAATGATTGAGCAATATCACCACGAACAGCAAGCGCAAGTGTTGCATCAGCATTAGCAGCACTTGCAGCAGCATTTGTTTCTGAGGTCGCGGCATTAGTTGCAGAAGTTGCCGCATTAGCCTCACTCGTAGCGGCGTTTGTCTCTGATGTTGCCGCAGCACTTGCGCTTGTGCCTGCACTACTTTCACTATTTGCCGCATTAGTTGCACTTGTTGCTGCATTCGTTTCTGAAGTAGCCGCTGCACTTGCAGAATTAGATGCATTCGTTGCAGATGTTGACGCATTTGATGCAGAAGTCGCTGCGTTAGTTTCGCTTGTTGCAGCAGCAGTTTGTGAAGAACTTGCGGCACTTGCAGATGATGCGGCATTTGTTTTCGATGTTGCAGCAGCTGTAGCACTATTACCTGCGTTCGTTGCAGAAGTTGCTGCGTTCGTTGCTGATGTGCTTGCGCTCGAAGCGGCTGAAGAAGCTGTACTTGCACTAGATGCTGCATTCGTTTCACTAGTCGCAGCGTTTGTTTCGCTCGTAGCCGCCGCAGTTGCAGATGCTCCTGCTGCAAGTGCCGCAGTTTCTGCATCGGAAGCAGCTTCGAGTGCTTCTGTCGCGTCAAGCAAACGCCATCTTGAAGGATAAGTCGTACGTTCGGCTTCAAAACTATTAGGTGCAGCCATTGTCGTAAATCCTGACAATGCTTCGTAATAGAAACCAGTTGTTTCATCAAAATAACGCTGACCAGTTGTTACAGCTGTGCTATTCTGATAGACACCAAGAAGCGCTGTCAGTCCAAGAACTGATCGTATAATAGCATCAATCGAACGAAAATTCCCATTAATCTGGTCATGCCAAGGACCATCATTAAAATCAGGAAGTATTAGATTAAGATTAGGAGTTGTTGGAGTTGTCATACGTTGTAATTCCCTCTAAGATATATCAAAGATATTGATACAATTCTTAATGGTTTTTTCGTTGAACCATAAAAACGCATTTTCAATATTCGAAAGCGTACAGGAAAACCGAAGAAGCGTTCATCATTTGCTCTACGACCACCACCGTAGCCGTTACCACCATAACCTTCATCGTTGTTACCGTAACCACCAGCATTACCCGCAACAAATGACATTTCTACTGATGGTGTAAATTCATCATCAAGATTTTTGTAAAAGTTGTTTACAAAGCATTGTAACGAAAAAGCACTTGTACCTGTTGTATCAAAAGTAACTTTTTTCAACAATTTTGTTTTAATACGGTTACCTGCATCAAGCCAAGGAAATTCCCAATCAAAAACAATATCGTTACCATCTTCACCTGTTGTCGTATAATCTGCATAATAATTTTCATCAGCAAAAACAGAATTTCCGTACTGATAAATCCTGGTTCCTTGGCCAAAAAATACTCGACCTTTTTCACTAGTACATGCAGAAGTAAAAGACCAACCACGAATTTCTGACCATGAAACTTTACTAAAATCTGCCCGATATCGCATCATAAAAGCTGTAATAGACGCATCGGCTTTATGAAATACAAAAAACATCGCTTTTGACAATGGGTCATTTACTACAAAAGAATTTGGATCATTTTTATTTACAAGTCCAAGTGTTGCAGGATAGTCATCACCAAGATTTTCTGCCATTGGCGCAGTTGTAAGTGTTCCGCCAAAAACATTCTTCTCTGCAGAAAACACGCCTACATTAGAAGCAAAAACAATATCAGTATCTGTAGACAAAAACGTTTTATGATTAATCGTTCCAAGATTTGTGTATGTATCAATCACTTGAGGAGTATGTACATTACTTTCATTGTATGTTCCAAGTTGAAGTGCTATTGAAAAATTATCAAAGAACACCATCAAAAAGTTTTTGAAACTTCCAATACCATAAATTTCCGAAGATGATTGCCCTGTATATGCGCCAACGTCGAAACTAACCGCATCATTAGGCGCAGGATCTCCCGGCCATGTACCAGAAGTACCTGTTGAAGAAATATACAAAGTTGTAGGCGATGCTGCAACACCTGCCATAACTGTATAATTTGAAACAGTTGTTACGTATTTTGCGATTGGTGTATTAACGTTTGAACCTACTGCCAAATCTTGAAGATATGTCACTGTAAGTGTTTTACTTAAAAGAATTGGCTTATCAATTCCATTGTTAATCACCAATTCACCACGAAATTCCGTAAAATCTGCCATAGTCAAACTTCCAGACCATCCTGCAGGAGATCCCGGAAGTGCTGCGGCAATTGTACTATTCCAAATAGTAGTAACAATACCTGCATCGCTAATCTTTTGAACATGGCCATTTACAAGAACACAAACAAGATGCTGCTTAAAATATGTATGATTAACAATATTCGCAGCACAAGTTGCAAATTCTTTTGTGCCAAAACGGAGTACCTGTGAGGTATCTCCGTCAGCAGACATATTAATCAATCTAGCTGCAAATTGGCTTTTAAGAGCAATCTCATTATCGGTATTTTTGACACCACCAGAAAAATCTCGCAAAGTAACATCCGCAAGAGAAGCTGCTCTTGGCCTAAATCGTTTCATATTTGGAAAAGCTGATATAGGCATGATTAATCCGCCACTGTAAATTCTCGTTGAAAGCGTGATGACTGCGCAATAAAAGGTTTATTGCCTCCACTACTAATGAACGTATCAAAGCGATCTTCAAATAAAGCCATCTGTCGCGCTTCAGCACTTGGGTTCATTCCATCTGTGGAAAGCAGGTTAGCTGCAACAAGATGTTTGATCATTAGATAATCAATGGGAACAATACTTTGTTCTTGAAAAGGCTCAGGCTTTCTACGTGCACGAACTGCGATTTCAGCTTCACTTGTTACCGGATTAAACTTAATACGTTTCGTGTCGTAACCAGTTTCACTATAACCAATCGTTGTATATGCAAGAAGCTCTGTATTGAAAACACCATCTTCAAAATATGGAATAGCATTACCTTCTTCAAAAGGACTTTCTCGTACCCATTTGATATCAGAAATATCTTCAAGACCTACGATGGTATCTGTTACAACACCACCAGCACCGTCGAGAGTATGAAATGTTGTCGTTGTAAGATGTGGCCAAAAATGTTTTTTAAACAAATGATCGAAGCTATTTTGGATACATTCAATGACCTGAGGTTCAGTATATGTTTGTACACTTGAACCAGCGACTAGGGCAAGTTCATTATAGACACTTGCAGTAAGGTCTTGCCGAGTTTTAAATGTCATTGCCCTAGTCCTTTTCGTTACAATGCTTTGTTAAGCCTGTCGCTGACCGTACAAACCGCCGGGAAGACGGTTAGTTGTGACGTATACGACTTCAATATCCTTGGCACCATCAGTTGCCGTATTTGGATTGAACGTACCACGAACGTCTCCAGTCGTCGTCGACGGAGTAGTCGATACTGCTGCGGTAAGTGTTCCTTCCGTAGAAGCTACACCATCAACAGTTTCTCGAACCAGTTCCGACGCACAAAAAGGCAGACCAAAGCCACTACCAGCATCAATATTAAGATCGCCTACGTTAGACACAGAATAAATACGATCTACATATTTAAATGCTTTTGTAGTCGCACCAGCACTAAGGCTACAAGTAACCTGCTGAGACATCGGTTGTCCAAGATAATCACGACCATGCACAATGAAAACACCATCAGCATCGGTACTATCAAAAGCAAGAGTACGTCCAAACGGCTCTGCAATTTCAAGTCCAATATCATTATACCAAGTCGTTGCAGCAGTAGTAAACGCAGCCAAAAGCAACGTACCATCTACTACAGCATTTTCGATAAGTACAGAAGTTTCTCCTGTAATATCAATATGGTGATTATGCGTCATATCCGGCACATAGCAATTGCCGTCATCACCACCTACACTACCAAAAACTGGCGCATTCATGCTGCAAGCTCCTCTTTCTCATTGGAGAGATACAGGCTAGTATCAGCATATATACAGTCGAGAGGCAATGGATGCCCGGACTTGCTGACACAGCGCTGGATCACTGCGTTTTCCATCATAAGCCATGCGTCAATACGATCACGTTCACGAATGGCATTTTTGTATCGTGCGGCAGGAGACTTTCCATCCTGCACTGACGAGTAGTTCATAATTTCTGGCTGTTCAAGAAAGCCGAGAATTTTAGCACGGTCTGCTGCAAGAAGCTGTGTCGTTCCGTTAGGAAAAAAGACGATTACAGGATCTTTCACAGAAGTTTCAGAAGTAACGTTTTCGCCAAGCTTAGTATCAAACTTGGTTTTAGTAGTTTTGATTTCGCCAATTACTGCACGAGTAACATACGCAAGACCAACTCCACTGAGTTCACCAGTAACACTCATAATATGTTCCTTTACAATGCTTTGTTATGAGCGGTTAGTGATGTAAGCGTGAGTACGATAATTCTTCCAAGAACAAAGCTGTCCTTCCCAAATATATCGACCACCAATCACGTCTTGATCATAAGGTGCTGTGAGTTCTTTCAACTTCATGTTGGCGCTTTTAAGAATGTGCACCATCATTTCGTCTTCGTTTACAAAGTATGCATCATCAGGATGCAAATTTTCATCATAAACAACAGGGATACCTTGGTGAGTAGTACCTACAAGACCAAGATTTGCAAGTGTCTGGCCAAATGCAGACGGACCAAATTGTACCGTAGCATTATCCCTTGCAGCCTTACGATGCATATTAAAGATGCGACGACCGGCAAAGATGACAGTAATCTTGCCTTCGTCATTGTTAAGATCGAGCAGAGCTTCATCCCAACTTTCTTCAATATTCGCAGAAGTAAGTGTACCTGCATAGTCGATTACAGTCGGACGAAACAACGGCTGCGATGCAAGATTGATACCACCAATAGTACCACTTGTAACGGTTGCAGGAAGCAAGTTACCAATACCAAGCGGATCTTTACCACTATTGGTGCTTGCAGCCTTAGAACGCTGATACTTCTTGAAAGAGATTTCAAGAGCCTGCATCTTAGTTGCAGCAATATCAACGATTTTAGAAGCGCCCATGTTTTCATTAACTTCCTGATCGGAAATCACATAGGTGCCTACGATGCGCGTCATTTCATATTCAACAGTATCGAGTTCTGAAGTCTGTGCAACAGGCACTCGATCGTAATACGTAGCAGGACCGACGTTAGGGTTGCCACCAACCATAATCGGGTTAGTGATATCAGGACCGCCATCTTCCATTTTGATCTTCTTCGCAGCGGAAAGATACGTAAGAATACCTCCCGGAAGAATTGCGGCAATTCGCATTTTGTTCATGCTGCGTTCAAGCATAGCATGGATAAGATTTTCAGGCTTCATTGGTTAAAATCCTCAATGATAGAGTTTTTAATATCCTCAAAGCTCATCTTAGCATAGTCGCGAACAGGCGCTTTCACTGCGGGAGTTTTTGCTGCCGGTTGTGTTCGTCGTGCAGGTGCTTGACGATGCTTTGTAACGGATTGCGGAGTTCGGGAAGGTTGCTTTTCAATCTCTCGACGCAAGCGCAGCCAAATTTCGGCCAACGGCATTTGCGGAAACTGCTCTTTTGCCTGAGCAATAGCTTTGACAAATTGGCGAGCTTCTGGATATGTCTGGAGAAATGTTTGTGCTTCTGTAGTTGCAGACTGCCTTGCAGTGTCTTGTTCTGCTTTATCGCTAAGTGGCTTTAGACGCTCGTCTAGAACACTCTGGATAGTATTTCTAATGATGGTAGGATCTACAGAGATATTAGCACCAATCTTACTTATATCTATACCACTCATTTTAGCTTGTGTCAACATGTTTTTAATGGCTGAAATTGGATCAGTCTTATAAAGTTTCAACAACTGCACAGCTTCTTTTGCTTCAGGTTCGGAAAAACCTGTCTCTCTTACAATGCTTTGTATAGGAGAAGTCGAACTATCTGCAATTCCCTTATACTCATCATAAAGATTTTTGAACTGCTGTGCCAACTGCATATTAGAAACAGCAAGATCCGTAGCAGCTTTCCGCTGTTTACGTGCTTCGTTCTTCAAACCTTCGTAATACGTGCGGCTTTTACCTGCAAGTGCGATGATTTCACCTGCATCATTAACAAGATTACCGTTCTCATCCTCGTTCAAGAACGTATCGAGAAGCTTTTCGTTTCCTTTGCGCTGTGTACGTGAAGGTGTTTGCGGATTATTATTCTTTTCTTCACCTTCCACCTTAGCTTCGGGAGTTTTTGCAGGTTCTTTCGCCTTTTCAACGGGATCTTTCTTTGCTTTTTCCACAGGATTATGTGGATCATTATTCTTAAACATGTTCGTAAGTTCATCTGCAACAGACGAAGGCGCAGTAACTTCAGGCTTTACCTGAGGTATTACAGGATTTGTCTTTGCAGGTTCTGTTGGCTGTGCAAGAGAACGTTCTACAGGCAATGTTCCACCATTGTCTACTGCTGCACTGATATCGCTCATAAAGTCATCGCTCATTTTACTGCTCCTTGCGGTTGTTGTGGCTGTGGCCCTTGTTGACCCTGAGGCGTCGTAACACCTTTCTGCATTGCAGCAATGCCTTCTTCTTCAAGCTTCTCTAGATCCTGATCTGTAACGAGGCTTCGAGAAAATGCACTTCTAAGCAAACGTGTAACAAGTGAAAGAACTGTTCTTGGCGCTGCTGTGCCAAACTGTCCAAGCATTTGAATAATTTGTATAGCTTCTTTTTTCTTAGAAGAAGACGTCGGCTTTTCAATAGATCCTGCTGCAATGGTAAGGTTATAGGATCTATTAAACTCGTCAATAGTCATATTATGAAACTTCTTTGCGTCTTTTGTTGAAAGAAGTCTATTAATATATGCAGAAGACATTTTAGAAACAATAAGTTCACTCATTGACCAAAGAAGATCCTCTACACAAAGTTCGATTTTATCTGTAAGTCCTTCAAGTCTATTTGATGCAAACTCATTATACGTTTCAACGGCATCATTCGTTGTATTCGTTCTGAATTGTGCACCACGCATAGCATCTGTAATACGTGTGGCACGATCAAGAGCTTCTTTAAGGTCTTTCTTATCGAAGATTTCTTTAAACTGTGCAGAAGGCATTTTCAAAGGTTCAAGCAATTCTGACAATGGGCGATCTTGGTCGCGCAATTTAATGCCAATTGCTTCAACTTTATCACTTGTACTGTTAATCATATCAAACATCTTTTTAATTTCTTCAGGAGAAATCGCATCGCTGTTGTATAGATATTTCGAAAATGCTCTTGCACGAAGTTTAGATATCTGCTGATTAATTTTGTTCACTTCATTCTGGAAAGAAATATAGTGTGCAACTTCTCCCGGCTGAATAATCGAGTTCAATGATGCAGAAAATGCAAGAAGAAAGAACGGAAAAAACCGTGACAACTGCATTTCATCTTCATAAACCCAAAGCGGAACATCCCAACGACCTTCAATGTAAAGATACTTCAATCGAGTAGTACGATCATATACCCATACAATTGGTATTGTATCTTGTACACGCAACTTTGCTTGATCAGGATCTACATCAGGCATAATCTGATTAATGATATCTGCTTCGGCTGTTTCTCTTGTTGCACCAGTATTACCGGGATGACCGGTTTTACCAAAATCAAGCACTGTATCGGGATTATATTTAAAATAATGTGCGTTTGTTTCACTGTCAAAGATCGTATACTCGGCTTTAACATAATCAATACGCATAACATCACGATCCATGATGATACGCTGATCAGAAAGATCAAGTTCTTGCCCATTAGGATCAAAGATAAACGAAAACGGTGAACGTACTCGAACACCTATGCCCATATTCTTACGAACGTCCAATTCTCGTTGAAGAATATTCAACAATTCATAAAGCTGTGAAGATTTTACTGGATCTTCTTCTTGTTTAATCTGATCTTTAACGCGTTCGTTTACTTCAAAGACTTGTTCAATCGAACCTTTCTCACCTTGATACGTAAGCTCGATAATACCCATGTTCGTCAAATGGGCAAAAATGATTTGCTTCAATACCTTTGGACGAAGATTAACTCCCGGTAATGTCTTCTTATTCATTATAACGTTCAAAATTTTCTGAATAACTATCGCAAAATCTTTTTCATCTTCTTCTTCTGAAGACACTTCTGCTTGCGGATTGCGCATGTATGTAAAATCTACAAGACTTTCAATCGTTGTACGCACAATGTTTTCGTAAGGAACTTTAGAAGTAACACCTTCTTCATTCAAAAACATTTTAATGTTGGCTGTCCATTCTTTGTGACGAGCCATCTGTGCTTTGATACCGTCTTCAAAGAACTGCTGAAAACGGGCACCGATTGTTGGTGGTATCGGAATTGCATTTTCTGAAAGAAGTCGAAAATTTGACAATGCTTTGTCAAGTTCTTGCGATGCTTCTATAACACCAGTTTCTTCAGCTACTGCAAGTTTTTGCTCATCTATTTGCATGTGCCATCATTCCTTGTGGTAAGTTTACTTTATAAAGTATCTCATGTGCCGGCGGTAAATACGAAAAAGAATATTTCAAAGTATCCATTGCATGATCATTACGATCAATTGGTTCATCTATTCGAGAATTATCGGGACCAGTCTTCCAAAAGTATCCACCAAATTCATCAGCAATAAATGTAAGATGCTTCGAAAACATTATCGCAGGACCAAAAGGATCGCCTGTTAATGGATTAGGCATTTCACGAATATTAAGATAACTGTTTACTTTTGCAATACCGCTTAAAATATCATTCTGTGCACGTTTTAGAAACAGATCAAAATCGTCACGAAGAATTGTTGCGATTGTTGTTGCACCAGTACCACTGCGTTTAAATACAGTTTTCTTAAAGATCGCAGGATCCGCCATAATCGCATGATCGTTATCTACATAGGGTGAATACTTTCCTTGTATTCGTTGTATTTCTAAACCATCATCCATTGGATCTGCTGACGGTCGATAGTATCCATCAACAATGATAGGCATTCCCATTGGTGTGAGAAAGCCGTACAGATAACATGATGGAACTGCCATACCAAAATCGAAACCATGAAACGCTTGAAGTGTTACTCCCATAGATTTCATACGGAAAAGATACCGCATGATATCAGAATATTCGACCATATGAATTTCAGGATCGAATGTTGGATAGATCAAACCTTCAAACGCTCCCCATTTACCGCCAAGATAACGCTCACGAAACTGCCCTTTATATGCACTTTCAAGTGTCTTGATAAAGTCATCTTCAAGATTATGTGCATTTTCATAAGTTGCAGCTTCGAACAAGTCGATTAGTGGTTTCTGTGTTTCGCCATCAACGATTAGGTCAGGATGAATTTCACCTGTTGTACGATACAATTCCATCGGTTTGATCAACTTATGAAATACCCAATTGAATGCAGGGTTTGCTGTAAGGATCAACCACCGAGGACCATTCACAGGCATACGCGCATCAGTGCCTTTATATTTAGTAGAACCACGCAAACGCCCAAGCAAATCGAGAAAGTCTTTATACGAAATCGCAGGATTTTCGATCTGGTCAACTACTGCCCAATCATACGTAGCAGAAAGCAAGTTTGAGCTTGTTTGCCCATCTGCTTGTTGCCGACCTTTCTGCTGAAGATACCGAAAGTTAATCTTACTCCCATTCTTCATATGCAATGTATTATGCGCAAGTGTTGGCCAACGTTCGACCCAAGAATGTGGTATCCATTTATAAAACTCTTCTCGAATAGTATCATTCAACTGTGCATATGTCGCCATTGCAATAATGCCGTTACTACCCGGATAATCTTTTGCAAGTCGAATAGATTTCACACAAGCTGCCGCGGTTTTACCATTACCAAAACCACCGCCAATGATCTGAATTTTGTTTGTAGAATTTAGAAACTTTTCATGCATTCCTCCCGGCTTAACTCGATAT